CGGAGAGTGTTTTGAAAACGGAACCGACACCGGCCACGATTACGCCGCCGGAGTCGGTCGTGCCGCGAAGGCTGCCCCCAAGACGGGCAGGTCGCCCTGGCGGATGGGTAAACGGATGGCGCTGAGCGCCGAGGTGATAACGCATGGCTGACAAGAAGATTTCTCAACTCACGACGCTGGTGCAAGCCGACGTTGTGACGACCGCCGACTTCGTGCCGATCGTCGACACCTCTGCGGTGGAGACGAAGAAGGTGACGCCACAGGCCTTGGTGCAGGCTGGCGCAACCGGCGCAACCCTCGCCCTCGCTGACGGTGCCGCCGCAACCCCCTCGCTCACCAACACCGGCGACGAGAACACCGGCCTCTGGTTCCCCGCTGCGGACACGCTAGCCGCGTCGGTTGGCGGCGTTGAGGCCATGCGCCTCGACTCCTCCGGCAACCTCGGCATCGGGACGGCTGGGTCGACGGCTCGTGGCAACCTCGATGTCAGCAGCGCAAACAACGGCGCCAGCGTAACCCGTTCGATTCATCTCGGTTATTCGGCTTCGGATTTTTACGGGTATCGACTCACTAACACCAATACAGCCGGTAGTTTTGCCGCTGGCACTTTCTCAATTCAGCGAGGCACCACCGCTGCTTGGGTCGATGATTTCGTAATCGACAACAGCGGCAACCTCGGCATCGGGACGAGTTCGCCGGGTGCAAAGTTGGATGTTACTGGCAACATCCGCGCCCTTAACTCTGGCGCAAATTCGCAAGTCATTGCGACCGCGCCGACTGATTCCTTCTCTCCGTTCATTCGTTGGGGCGTTTCCGGCATCCGCGACTCGGGCATCTTGGGATACCCTGCGGGCGATGATGCGTTGGTGTATCGCAGCGGTGCAAACAGTTTCAGCACCGGCACGGAGCGGTTCCGCATCACCGCTGTTGGCAATGTGGTGGCAGGTGGTTCCGCTGCTCTCGCCACGAACGCGACCAACGGCTTCTTGTATGTCCCGACCTGCGCGGGTACGCCTACGGGAACGCCGACCGCTATCACGGGCATGGCACCCATCGTCGTAAACACAACCAACAACAAACTCTACTTCTACAGCGGCGGCGCTTGGCGCGATGCCGGGCCGTAACGGAGACGCACCATGACCACCCCTATCTGGCAGATTGACACGCTCAGCGTCTCCAACACCGGCGGCCTTGTCGATGTCGTCGTGACGGCGTTCTGGCGCGTCAACGCATCGGACGGCGAGCACACCGGCACCGCCTACGGTGGCGTGTCGCTTGAGCCGCCGACGCCGACAGCCTTCGCCGCCTTCGACTCGCTCACCGAGGCGCAGGTGCTCGGCTGGGTCAAGGCGAAGCTCGATGTCCCCGCAGTCGAAGCCGCGGCGCTTGCCAGCCTCGAAGCCCTGCGCAACCCGCCGACGCGCTACAAGCAGCCCGCGTGGAGCAATGCCGGCAACAACGGCAAGGCAAAGGGAAAGCAGAATGGCTAACGTCTTCCAGTCGGCCAACTACCCGACGACGGAGCCGACGCGGCTGCAGGCTGGCGATCGCTGGGCGTGGCGCCGCCCTGACCTCGTGGGCGACTACCCCGTCGCCGACTACGCGCTCTCGTATGTAGCGCGGCGCGAGGGCACCGGTGAGCGCATCGCCATCACCGCCGGCGAGAGCGCCGATGGCTACACCGTCGAAGTCGACTCCACGGTGACCGCCGACTATCTCGCGGGCCGCTACCACTGGACGGCCTACATCACGCGCACCAGTGACAGCGCCCGAGCGGAGATTGACTTCGGCGTCTTCGAAGTCAACGCCAACCGCGCGACCTCCACCGCCGACCCGCGGAGCGTCGCCCAGGCGATGCTCGACAACATCGAGACCTACCTGCGCGACCCGAACAACCTGAGCGCCGCCTCCTACAGCATCGCCGGTCGCAGCCTCTCGCGCTGGAACCGCGCCGACCTGCTGACCGAGCGCGACCGCCTCAAGGCCGAGGTCAACCGCGAGCGGCAGGCCGAGAAAATCCGCAACGGTCTCGGCACCAATCAGACGATCCGGGTGAGGTTCACGAAGTGAAATTGCTCGACTTCTTCAAGCGCCGCCCGCCGGCCAAGCCAACCCGCCGCCGCGGCTTTGAAGCCGCTAGCACCGGCCGCCTCTACTCCGACTGGCTGACGCTGCCGAAGTCCGCAGACTCCGACATCCGCTATACGCTCAAGGTCATCCGCGCGCGAAGCCGCGACCTCGTGCAGAACAACGACTATGCGCACCGCTACCTTGACCTTTTGCGCACGAACGTCATCGGCCCCCGCGGCATCATGCTGCAGGTGCGATCGCGCGAGCCCGATGGCCGTCTCGATCAAGTCGCGAACCAGATCCTCGAGGGCGCGTTCATGGCGTGGGGTCGCCCGGGCGTCTGCACCGTCGACGGGACGATGTCATGGGTGGACGCTCAGCGCCTTTTCATCGAAGCCGTCGCGCGCGATGGCGAGTGCTTCGTCCTCTTCGTCGAGGACAACGCCAACCCAAACCGCTTTCGGCTGCAGTTCATCGACGCGGACCTGATCGACCAGGAGAAGAACGACGTCCTCCAGAACGGCAACTTGATCCGCATGGGCGTCGAGGTCACGCCCGCCGGCAAGCCCGTCGCCTACTACGTCAAGACGCGGCACCCCGACGACTACCAGATGGGCACCGCATCCTCGGTGCGCGATGAACGCATCCCGGCCGATCGCATGATTCACGCCTTCCGCCGTGATCGCGTCGGGCAGACGCGCGGGGTGCCTTGGACGGTGACCGCCATGACGCGCCTCAAGATGCTCGGCGGGTACGAGGAGGCCGAGCTCGTCGCCGCCCGCATCTCAGCGTCGAAGATGGGATTCTTCACGAGCGAGTCCGGCGACGACTACCAGGGCGATGGCGAGGGCGCAGACGGGCGCATCAGCATCGACATCCAGCCGGGCAGCTTCGAGCAGCTCCCCGCCGGCACCGACTTCAAGCCCTTCGACCCGCAGCATCCGTCGACCGCGTTTCGCGATTTCGAAAAGGCCATGCTCCGCGGCATCGCCTCCGGCTTGGGGGTCTCGTACATCTCGCTCAGCAATGACCTCGAGTCGGTCTCCTACTCGTCCATCCGGCAGGGGCTTCTCGAGGAGCGCGACTACTGGCGAACAGTGCAGTTCTGGGTCATCCAGCACTTCTGCGAGCCGGTGTTCGAGCGCTGGCTGCGGCAGACCCTCGACGCTGGGGTGACGACGCTGCCGGCGGCAAAGTACTTCAAGTTCAACGCGTCGCAGTGGGTGCCGCGCGGCTGGCAGTGGGTCGACCCGCGCAACGAAGCCGAGGCGCAGATCGTCGCCATCAACAACGGCCTC